AGGACTTATGACGGGTTTACCGTCGCAAGTCTTGGCCACGAATCCGCGATGGGGGACATGAGCGCTGCACTTTTCGGCCGACCGTCGGCTACTCGCCGAGCGCTGCACTATTCGAGCGCCGTTTACATGGCGTCGCCGGCGACGGCTGCGAATTGGCAGGGCTTCATGTGCTGAGATTCACTTCCGGGCTGCCATAGCTGCCGGCGAAATTGGTGAGCGCGAGCACCGCACCCGGGCAGCCGATCGTCGCCGGACTGCCTCCCGCGCCTTGGAGGTATTGATACGCTTCGGCCACCACGCTGCCATCCGTGGTTTGAAACTCGATCACGATTTCGCAATCGGCGCCGGCGTCGTTGCCGATGCCGACCCATAACGTCGCTCGGATGATGGTCACCGTGTCGCTGATCACGACCGACATGCTGCTGATCGTCCAGCAGCCGCAAGCCTGCAGGCCGAGGTAGGGCGACGTCGCCGCCAGCGGCGTCGGCGGCGTGCAGGGGCCGATATTGTTGAAGCTGTAGGTGCCATTGAGCTGCGACCAGGCGTTGCCGCCGCCGTCTTCGAATCCGGACAAATCGGCGGTGATCGAATTCGGCACTGTGCCGCCGATCGTGCTCGGCAATGGCCAGCAGCAGACGACGCACGTCGGGCAGGTCGCGATGCAGGCGGCGCCGGCGGTAATCGCAATGTTTTTGAAGCTTGCGACGCCCGTCAGGTCCGCCGTCGAAAGCCCCGGCACAAAATTGCCATTGGCGAAGCAGGTGAGCATCGGCGTGCCGTTGAAGAGCACCACGAGCCCCGACGTGCCGATACCGCTGCCGCCTGCCAGGTTGGTTGGCGGAGAAATGCAAACGGCCAACGTCTGAAATTGACCCGTCGGCGCCGAGACCGTGCATTGCGTGGCATCGACGTTGCCCATCAACGTGAGCGTTCCACTGCCGAACTCGAGCTGCACGAGCGTATCGCCCGGCAAACCGATTTGCACCTGGTCGCCGTCTTCGCTCGAACTGACGTCGGCGCTGATCTGGTAACCGCCGTTGAGCCCTTCGCCGATATTGCAGCTTGGATTCGGCAGCGAAATCTGCGCGTCGGCCTCGGTGGCCTGCAACTCGCCGTCTTCGATGATCCAGCCATCCGTCGGCGAGTTGAATTGACCCGTGTTATTGGTGACAGTGACGGTGCCCGTGCTCGTCGAGTTCGTGACCGAGGCAGCCGAGGCCGGCGTCGCTACACCTTCGAGCACGACCAACAATTCCGTCGTGCCGGCGGTCGGCACGAGTGAAACCGTTGCATCCGACAGGCCGCTCATGGCCTGGATCGCCGATTGAACGGCCGCCGCATTGGCGGCCGAATCGATGTGGCCGCTCGACGCGCCGCGATAGTTGAAGGTCCAGAAGCCGCCCGAGCCGTAATTGCTCCACGTGATCCGCACTTCGCAGAGCGCGTTGTACGTCAGATCGGCGGCAAACAGCGTGCAGCCGGTGCACGGACTGCAGGCGCTGTTGCATTCTTGGGTCGGGTAGATTGCCACACCCGAAAATTGGGCGGTGCCCACCGAATCCTCGGACGTGCCGAGCGACCAGCTTGCGCCCGCCGGCGTGCCGGTACCGTCGAGCTGATAGCTGGGAATTACCGTCTGGCCGTCGAGCGTCACCGTGGCGCAGACGAGCGCGTCGCCGTCGCCGTCCTCGCCGCTCGAAAGGCAGAGAGTCACCGCGACGGCGGAGTTGGTGTCGGTGACATACTCCGTCAACAGCGTCTCGCCGTCGGAATCCAACAGATCGATTTCGACCGTGCCGTTGTCGAACGAGATCTGCACTCCGCACACCTCGCACAGCAATTGGGTTTCGATCGTGTTGTTCGCCACGATCGAGACGGTGGCCGATCCATACACGTTGCCGGTCGGGCAATTGCTGGTGGTGATCTTTTGCTGGCAGGCAATTTCGGCGTCGGCCGAGGCCGTGTGCAGATAGCCGCCGCTTTCGGCCCAGGCGCCGCTGACGACCGACCAATTCGCGCCGATCGACGAGCCGCCGAGCGAGTCGCTGAAAAACGGCGGGCAGTTGCCGCAGCAGCACGTGTGGCCTCCGCCACGGTATTGAAGGGGCATGCGGCAAGGGTGGGTGAGGGGGGTCAGGAATGAGAAACGCTCAGCCGCATTGCATGGAAATCAACCGCCAAAGTCCATGCTCGTCATAGCGGGCCCAGCCTTGCTTGCCGATCGAGGCGCTATCGCCGCTGGAAAGGATCCAATCGTAGACGGTGATCGATTGGCCCGTGCTGACGCTGGCGCCGCCGTTGTCGACGTAGATCGTCGCTGCGGCGCTTCCGCCGTAGGCGAGGGCGGCGGTCAGCTTCACCATTCGCGTCAGGCCGAACTCGGCGAGGGTCTCGTAGCGGTTCGCGTCTTCGGCGCCCTCGGCGCCGTTGACGCCGGCGGTCCAGGTGGTCATGTCGGGCTGGTTCACCACCCAAATCCGATCCGCCTGGCCGCCGTAGTTGCCGGCCGGGAAGGCGCAGCACAAACCGAGCGCGTCGTAGACCATGATCTGCGGGCCGTGGGTGTCGGCGATCCACTGCCCGCCCGAACAATAGACCCGCCGCGCCGGGGCCGATTGGCCGGGCATCAGCACGGCCGCCAATTCCGCGCGGAATAACTTGACGCCGTCGTACGTCTGGCGGGCGTCGGGCAGCAGGGGGCGGCGTTCGCTGGCGGAAAACATAGGGGCGACGGGCGAGGGACGAAGCGGAAAACCACGGATCAAAGGATGACACGAATGACGACGCCGGACGCTTGCGCGTCCCCGACCTCACCCTATCTCAGCGCCCCCAGCTCGCCCCCGGCGCCTTCGGCTTGCCGGGCCGCGGCCTCGCGGTCGCGGTAGCGCTCCAGTTGCAGCGTCGTCCGCTGACGCTGGAAATCGTAGGTGATGCCGACGATCTGCGGATAGACCGGTGTCTGGCCGTCGACGCCGGCATTCAGGGCAATGTCGCGGCCGCCGATCGCCACCACCGCCTGGCCGACCTCGTAGGCCGGGGGCGCGCGAAAATCATCGATCCCTTCGATCGTGATCGGGCCATTGACGGCCGCCAGGTTCCAGGCTCCCACCAGGCTCTTCGCGAAATTCACGAGCTTGGTGATATCCTCGCGCACGTCGGCCTTGAGCGTCTTGTTTTGCACCTGGGGATAATAGATGCTGCCGCTGTCCTGCACATGCCACACGAACAGATGCTCCCAATCGAGCGCCAGCAAACGCCGGTCGGCGTTCGGGCTGGGCGTCCCCTCGGCCGAGCCGAACAGCCGCTCGTCGAAGGCCACGCTGGCCGTGATGCGGATCCCGATGTCGTCGGCATCTCCCAGCTGGTACCACAGCATCTGCAAGAACTGGGGGATCTCGCGGTCGCTGAAATAGACGCCGCACTCCGTGTGCAACAGCGAGCAGCCCGTGGGCAACCTTTTCCAAATCTTGTCGACCGGGTCGTAATACTCCACGAGCGTGCCCTCGAGCGGGCCGATCGGACGCATGTCGGCGCTGAGCGTCAGCGTCGGCAAGAAGCGGCGGCGCTTCGCCAGCACCGGCAAGACGGCCGGCGCAGCCTTGAGGTCCGACCAATCGTAGGTGTCGAGCACGTTGCGGAGGCCGTTGTAATCGCCGGCTTCGTTGAGCGCGAATTTGCGCCACACATCGTGCAGGCCCAGGGCGTCGAAACGCGGATTGTCGCGATTGAGCACGTCCCACGTGCCGAACTTGTTGGACGGCAGCCACGCCGGCGGATAGCCGGTCGGATCGTCGAGACTCTCGTCCCAGCAGGGCGACAAATAAAACGTCCCCTCGATCGTCTTATAGCCCCCCAGGCCCAGGACCGCGTTGTACACGGCCGTGAGATCGTATGCCAGTTGGGCGGCGGCGACGTTCGAACCGGCGCCGGTTACATCGGTCGAGACGATCGAGCCCGGCGCTTGCAGCGCGACGTCGACTTGCCCGGTGCCGACGCCGCGTTTGAAGACCTGGATCAGCGGCTGATAATCTGCGTCGGCGTCGAGGTGCACGAACCAGTCGTAGCCCAGCGGCGCGAGCACGCGATCCAACGCATCCGGCAAATAGAGCCCCTGGGGCAGGTGCAGGTTGCGCACCAGGTCGTTGGCGTCGTCGATCACGGCCTGCAGGTCGGCCGCGGACGGGTTGTCGATATAGGGCTCCGGAAACTCGGGATCGACGCTCGGGTCGAGATTGCCGCGCCAACAGAGATAGAGCACCACCTCCGACAGCTTCCACAAAAAATCGCTAGCCGACGGATCCTTGCCGTCGGACAGCACCTCGCCTTGCGCCTGGCGGGCGGCCTGGGTGCGAATCGATTCGGGGTCGACGACGAGCCGCACCGGATCTCCTTCCGGCGTCGTCGCGGTGTGGGCCACCGAGGCGTTGCCGTAGATGCGCCCGTCGAGCTGCGGATTGAAGAGGATCGGCGTCAGGTATTCCACGTCCTTGCTCCATTCGGTCGACCAACTGCTCACGCCCGTGATCGGCTGGCCGAACAGTTCTTCGGTGATCTGACAGACCAGCTCGAGCTCTTCGCGCCCGTCCTCGATCACGAGCTTCGTGCTGCGGACCTTGCCCCAGAAATAGGTAAAGGGTTTTCCGGGCTGATTCGGCAACGCCCCGACGATTTGTACTTCGCGATTTTCGGCGACCGGCAGCGCGAAATGCTGCACCCGCTGGCCGGCCTTTCCGAGATCGACCCGCACGATCGCATGATCGAGCCGCTTGCCGCCGGTCGACCGCTGGACCCGGATCGCGCGCACGTTGGCCTGCGGCTGCCCGTCGATGAGCACGGTGATGGTGGGGCTAGGGCGAGAAGGCATGGGGGAAGGGCGAGGGTGAGGGGCGACGGACGAGGCACGAGGGGCGAGTGAAGAGAGACGGGCCCGCGATGCTTGCGCGTCCGTCGCCCCTCACCGTCGCCCTTAACTGACCGTCAGTTGCGTGAATTTCAGCGCGCCGAAGCACCACCAGCCGCCGTCGAGCGTGCCGGCCACGTCCAGGAGCATGCCCGGATCGGGGCGCATTGTAAAACCCTCGAACGTGCAGTCATTGTAGAAAAATAGAAACGCGTTGGAGTTGTTGTCGCCGCGGTACTCCAGGGTGCCGTTCGCGCCCAGGCCGCCGCCGGAGGCGAAGTCGAGGTTCATGCCCTTGCTGCCGTCAATATATTGCTGCAGGGCGGTGCGATTCTTGAAGCCGCCATAGCAGACGACCGGAATCGCGATCTCGCGGAGACCGCTGCCGGCGGCGATCTCGCTGACGCCGATCACGCCCGAAAACTTGGTGCGGAGGAATTCGTACTGCGGCGCCGCCAGCGTGAACGCGAGCGGCACGCCCTTGAAGGCAACGTTGTTGAAAAGCAGTGCCATCGGCGGGGGAAGGGTGAAACGAAAGGGTGAGGGATAGGTTAGGACGCGCAATCAGTGGCCGGCGGCCGGCGCCGGCACCGACGCGGCGCGGTGTTCGTCGCCGTCGTGCCGGATAATGATCTGCTGCGGTTTTTCGCCTTGCCGGCGGATTTCGCGGAGCTGAGTCGCCATCTCGTTGAGCACGTGAATCTGCTGAGCAACAAGATCCAGCGTGGCTTGCGTCTGCCGGTCGACAGGCTCGCCGCGGGCTCGCTCGCCTTGCGCGGTGCGGCCGGCCTCGAGACCGAATCCCTGTAGCTGACCGAGAGACCATTGGATCTGTTGTTCGGGGCTGACGCGACTCCAAGGCACGTCGCGAGGCCGATCTAGCCAACCGCCGATTGAATCTTCCCAGTCGCCGACCTGATCGACGGTGTCGTTGTAAACCTTCAGGGCTTGAGCCTTGATCCCCTCAAGGTTCTGGCGTTTGAAGTTCTCGAGCGACTGCCCGGATTCATTTTCAGTGGTCTCAGCCCGCTGCTCGAGCAATCGATCGGACGCTTCTTTCAGCGATTGACGGGCGTCGCGGGTCTGGGGATCGTTCGCCGCCGGCGACGCCATTTGGAAACCGGGCGCGAGTATCTGCGGCATCGCCGCGGCCAGCCCCGCATTGTGGCCGCCGGCGGCGCCAGCCTTCCCACCGGTGATCTCCGTCCAATCCATCCGCTTTGCGGCCCGCTGGCCCTCGTCGGTGTTGCGATACCAATCGAGGGCGGCGCCCAAGTCGCCGTGCGCCGTGTGGCCTTGCGTTTCGGCGGTGCGGATCAACGTCTCGACGGTTTTAAGCAGCGACTGTGGATCGACTTCTTCGCCGGGAACGGCGCTCAACGCCTCGGCAAAACCGCCCAGCGTTTGGTAATTGCCTCTGATGCCGGCGCCCACCATCGCCTCGACCATCCGCTGCGGCTTGCCGCTCCAATCGGTCCGGCCGAGCGCATCGCCCGCGCCCTGGGCAGTGAACTCCGGCCGAAAGTGCTGTAGCCGAGCGATCTGGGCGGCGCGCTGGGCGGCTGTCGCGCCGATCGGCGTCGTCTCCAGGGCCGCTTGGGCCTGCTCGACTTCCCGCTCGATCGGCGCACCGCCCCATGGGGCGTTCGCCTGGATCACGGCCGCCAGCGTTTGATCGGCCGCGGCGCGAGTCGCGCCGGTACGCATCGTAATCTGGTCCAAACGCTGGTTGACGGCCGCCGGATCGTCTCCGGGCCTCAACTGGTCGAGCCACGCGTGCTGCCCCTGGGCGCCGCGGGTCTGGGCCTCGGCCGCCTCGTCCATCCGCTTTTTATACAGCTCCATGCGTCCGGTGAGCGATTCGATCGCTTTATCGAACAAGGCGCCGGCGCTGATCGCGCCTTCGATTTTGCTTGTGAATTCTTCGGTGCCCGCCGCCGCCCACTCCATGCCTTCCTTGTGCTCGCGGCCGGCGTCCTTGCCCTTCTCGCCGATCTTTTGCAGCGACGCGGCGATCTGCTCGAGCGCGGTTTGGGCCGCGTGCGCGTCGGCGCTGAACTTGATGTCGACGGCGTCGTCCGGCATGGAAGGAAGGGTGAGGGGTTAGGGGCGAGGGGTTAGGGACGGAGGGACGGACGCTGGCGCGTCCTCATCCCGCCCCCTCACCCTCACCCTGGCTTGCAGTCATTTCGCGCGGAATGGTTCGTCGTTCGCGGCCGCCGGCGGCGGCCGTCTTGCTTCGCTCGCCCCTCGCCCCTCACCCTTCCTCGGCCAGCCAGTGCAGATCCAACAGGCTGGGCACGTAATCGGGCCACAGGCCCAATCGCCAGGCATGGAAGCGGTTGTAGCGGGCATGCCCTACTCGGCCGTTTTTTTTTGCGCGGCCACCTCGCGCAAGATTTCCCACTCGAACGTGGCGCCGCACAAGCGCACCAGGCTCTCGTCGTCGAACAGGCCCAGCCAATCGATCAGGTCGGCGTTGAGCCGGTAGTTCAGCGTGAGGGCTTCGACGGCCAAAGAAAAGCCGCCGGGGATCGTGTGTGTAGGGACAGTCCCCTTTTGCTCCGCGGACTCCGCAAAAGGGGACAGTCCCCGGGCGTAGCGCAGGAACCAGTTGTAAATCTGCTCGCAGCGGTCGTAGTAACGCTGGTAGCGCGACTGCAACACTTGCACGCCTTGGCCCAGCTCGTCGATCGTCCAGCGCTTCGGCAAGCGCAAGGCGGTCGGCACGAGCCACGCCTGGCCGTCGGCCAAAGGGACCGGAGTCGAGGCGAGTTGCTTGGCGCGGGCGATGCTTGCGGGGATGATCTGCGCCGGGGCTACGGTCCCCTTTTGCTCCGCGGATTGCGCAAAAGGGGACAGTCCCCGGGATGCGGCCAGTCCCCGGCCGAACCAGACGCGAGCGGCGGGGAGCTCCTTGCGAGCTTTGCATGCGGTCCACGATTGCTGCTCGGGGTGAAACCCCGGCGGACCGCCGTCCCTCGCCCCTCGTCCCTCGTCCCTCGCCCCTTCCCAAAAATAGACCGTGCCGCTAGCGCCGTCGGGTCCTTGCGGGGCGGCGATCGCCGCCGACGCGCAGCCCGGGTCCAACAGATCGGCCATGCCGATCGCGGCAAAGTGCTCCTGCGGCGGCAGCCGTTGGCCGGGGATATAAAGCTGATAACTCATAAGAGGCTTGAGGCTTGAGGTACGAGGGCGACGGCCGACGCTGCGCGTCCTAACCCCTCACCCTAGCCTGCTTACAGCAGGCTCACCGGCCCGCTGGGGTTCACGATCCAGTTGCCTTCCCAGAGCCCGATCTTGTTCGCGCCTCCGTTCATCGTGTCGACGATGATGTAGCTGAGCGTGCCTTGCGGAGCGACGGCCGGGTTGAGCGAGGAGGGGACGTCGAAGGTGACGGTTTGATTCGAGTTGCTCAGTTCGCCGGTGAGCGGGCTATCGACGATGGCGCCGCTGGCCGTGTCGTAGATCATCAGCTTCACCGGCCCGAGCATCGTGATCGGGTTCTTGTACATGTCGGTGGGAGACAGCACCCACGGCTCGCTGGCGAGGCCTTGGTAGGCCGTGAAATCGCTCGATCCCAATTGGCCGCCGGGCACCTGCACCGAGATCGGCGTGACGGTGATTTGCGTCGGGTTATTGGCGGTGAACCCGTCCCCTGAATTCTGCGCCGTAATCGCGGCGGCGGCCGCAGTCTGAATCGCGGTTGCGATGGTCTGACTCACTGCGATGGTCGCTGCCGTCGCTGCCGTAGTCGCTTCGCTGGCGGCTATCGTCGCCTGACTTGCAGCCGTGGCGGCGCTTGCCGCGACCCCGGCCGCCGCAAGCGCCGCTGTGCCGGCGGGGTCGATGCCGTCCACATCGAGCGCCTGATACATTGGCGATACGGTGCACGATCCTGTGGCAGGATTAATTGCGCTATAGCTTCCTATTGGCCAACCGGCTGCCGCGCTGCCCTCCAGCAACTCTGTATCGTCGCTTGCATCTACGATGACCTCTAACTCGCCGTCCCATTGGATCAGATACGCATCGTCGAATCGGCGATAACAAGGATAGCCATTTTGAAATTGATTGCCATTCAGGAAATACGCGCCGGTCACATCGGGGGCTGTCTCGCCGGTAACTAGCAATGCGACGGGATAATTGCACGGAACAGCTCCGGCATCGATTGCCGCCGTAATCGCTGCCGCAGGATTCACGCCGGGAGCGCTTGCCGTCCAATTCTCAACATCGCTCTGCAAATACGCTTCGCCGGCGCCTGCCGCGGTCACCAGCAGATCGCCCTCGGCCGCGCCGTACAGAAACCCTCGCAGTTGATCGGTCGGCGAAGCTCCGGAATTGTTGACACGATAGCGATAGTTCGCGCCGATCGTGAAGCCCGAAAGCGTCGTCAGGGCATATGTCCAGTAGCCGGTGTCGGTGCTGCTGTTGTTGCTCTTGCGATAGGTGAGCGACGCGGTTTCCGTGGTTACGGCCGTCGATTTGAACGTGTTGCTGGCGAAATCGTAGGTGAGTATCGAGCCGTCGCTCATCTGCTGCCAGATATAGAGCGACGTTGTTCCGCTGGTGACGAGCGCCCCGGCCGATGTCTGCAAAAATCCCTCAAAGATTAGTGCGGTGCCAGTCTGCCGGCAGTCGATGCCCTTGATTCCCACTGCACTTGCCGTCATTAGAATCCGCCTCCCGAACGGACGCCGATGCGATTAAATCCGCCGCCGGAAAGGATGCCCGAGCCGATCGCCGTCTGAATCGCCTTGAAGCTCGCAATCGTCGCCCCGGCGTCTAAGCCGCCAGCCATCGTCCATGCCGCGCTGATGCCTGCGGCTGCGGATTGAATCTGGTAAGCCAAAGCACTGCCTCTCGATGCATAGTCCGCCTGATCGGCAAGCGTAAAGCCGCTTGGCGGCGCACTGAGCGTGCCTCCGAAATAGCCGAGTCCGGTGATAATTAGCTCGCCGTTTTGCGACGGCGAAATCGAGCCGGTCGCCAGAGGCGGTCCGGTCGCAGTCACCGCGCCGCCTTGCACATCGAACGGTGATGATGCCGAGCCGCTGAAGGCGATGACCTCAAACGATATATATCCGCTGCTCAGCGCGACCTCAAACGTCTGTCCGCTGCCCACTGTTGGCTTTTCACACCACCACAACTGAGACCCACCGTAGCCGCCGCCGGCACCTGCCGGATATTGAGCAACCCCAGCGGTCCAGGTATTACCCTTGCTGTCAGAGACAACCGGAGTGTTGTGGCTTGTTGCGTGGATAATGATTAGGTCCGCGCCTGTCCAATTCACGGAGCCTGTGACACCACCACCCGTCGATCCCGCGTAATAGGTATGTCCGATCAGCGTCCACCCCATTAGCCTTGCACCTCGACCGCAGCGAACCCTACCGGCGATGTGTAATTGACGTAGGCGCTCGCCGCTGCTTGCACAGCGGCGTCCAAAGCTTCGATCGCCGCTGCCAACACTCCGGCGGCTGTCGCTTGATTCGTGGTCGCCGTCGATGCCGCCGCGCCGGCCGCGGCGATCTGCGTCGCGGCCGCTGTGACGGCCGCGGCTCCGGCCGCGGTCGCCGCAGTCTGTTGGGCGGCAATCGCCGCGTTGTAGGCCGTTTGCTGATCGGTGGTCGGATTCATCGGCAGCGGAGCCACCGGATTGCCCGCGACGTAGGCCGCGTTCGCCTGCGACGCGATCTGCTGCGCGAGCGCGTTTTCCGCTGCCGTCGAAGCCGCGGCCGCATTCGCCGTGGCGTTCGTCGCCTGCGCGCCGAGCGTCGTCAGCAAGGCGACAGCATCCGCAATCGAGCCGCTATAGCGGATCGTCGGCGACGGTTCGCTGTAGCTGCCATCGCTGTTGGCGGCCGCCATGCAGACCGCAAAATTCGAGGATTTGACGCCGGCCAGATTTAGGCCGACGGCCATTTCCTCGACGAGCATCACGTCGTAAGTGACGGGCGGCGGCGTAATCGCGGCGACGCTTGGAGCGATGATGGTCATAGATACACAGCCTAAAGGAGAAGAAAATCGGCACCGGGCCGGCTGGGTCACCTAACTCACTTGCAAATGCCGGCCGAAGCCGAAGTCGAGCGACACGTCGTCGACGCGGCAGGCCTCCAGCAACAACGGGTTGGTGAACGTGATCGTCGCCGAGCTGTCGATCAGGCTCGCGCCGACGCCCAGCGTGCAATTCGTGATCGTGCGATCTTGGATGTTGTCCACGAACGACGCGGTCCCCTTTTGACCGACCGTCAATTGCGTGATCGTGCCGCCGTCTTGATAGTCGAGCGTGCCGCCGTAGACGTCGACCGTGCCGATCCCCGAGGCGCTGCCGGTGACACAGGTGACCGTGCCGGCCGCGGCGTCGAGCCGCAGCGATGTGGTTTCGCCGTTCGGCGAAAAAGACAAAGCGCCGCCGGCGTTGTCGACCGCCACCAGCTCCGCGCCGCCGCCGGCCAGGATCGAGCCGCCCGTTTGGGCCAGCGCGCCGAACTCGGCCGTCTCGCCGCCGAAAAAAGCGATCCCGATCGAGCCGCCCAAGACATAGAGGGAGTTGCCCGCATTCGTGCCCAGCAGTAGCAGCGAGGGGACGCCGGCCGACTGGTCGACGCCGACGGCCGTCGCGACGACCGTGGCGGCCGTCGGGGCGCTGCCGGTGTCGATTTTGACGCGGCCGCTCGCTTGCTGGACGTTGATTGTGTCGGCCCCGATCGCCAGGTACAGCGGGCGATACTCCGGGTAGCCGCCGGCGTTGATCGGCGAATTGCCGATCTGCACCGTCTTGCTGTTGATCGTCAGCGAATCGAGCGTGACGGCGGATTGAGCCAGGCCGTAGAAAATGTTCGCGCCCGCGGCGGTGATCGTGACGTCGTCGCCGCTCGCCGGCACCGCGCCGGTCGACCAATTGGCGGCGACGCTCCACCAGTTGGGCCCGCTCGAGGCAGTCGTCGTCGCTGCCACAAAACTCGATCCGCTTCCGGTGGCCGCGCAGGAGACGGTGATCGGCTGGCCGGCGCCAGCGGCCTGTTGCGTCATCGTGATCACGCCGTCGACGTTGGCCCAGGTGGCCTCGGCAAACTGCGGCGCCGCCGACGTAGCGCTGCATAGCGCTACGAGGGCCGCGGCGACGGTGGTGGCGCTGTCGCTGCCGCCGGCCGTGTATTCGACGCTCGCGCCGCCGATCGTGATCGTGTAGGTGTACGTGCTGGCGACGGTGCCGCTGACGGTGAGCATCGTGACCTGGGCGATCGCCGGAGCGCCGCCGATCCAATTGAGAGAGGACATAGGCAGGAGGGTGATGGTGAGGGTAAGGGGTCAGGACGAGGGCGAACGGACGCTTGCGCGTCACTCGTCCCTCGCCCCTCGCCCCTCGTCCCTAGGGAATGGTGGTTTGCGCCGCCACGGCCAGGGCCGCGGTGGGACGGATTTCGATGCTCGTGTCGGCGTCGCTTTCGCCTTGGACGGCCACGCTGCGGGCGTGCCATTCGCCGCTCGTGGTGGTGATCTTGACGTGATTGTTGCCCGAATAGCTTTTGCGCTGGCCCCCGGCGGCGCCTTGAGCGAAGTAGACATACAGGCTCGAGCCGAGCGCGTTGGCGAACAGCGAACTGAGCGCCGTCGGCGTGAGGCTCACGTCGGTGAAGCTCAGCGTGATCACCGGCTGGCGCTTGATGATCGCGCCCGCCTTGGGATAGAGGTTGCCGTCCGTGGCGCCGCGCGTCGTGAACTTCGAGAACGTGATCCCGAAATCGATCCGCACGTCGCAGCAACTCAGAATCTGCGCACTGCCCAAATAGACCCCGCCCAGGTAAAACAGCGAGCTGAAGGCCGGCGCGGTGCCTCCGAGGCTTTGGCTGGCGGTGAGCGTGAACGGCTCGGCGAGGCCGGTCGAGGAAAACGCATGGTAGGCCAGCTCCAGCAGGGCCGGCTTGTCCTGCGACGCGGAGAGCCGGGTCGGCAGCAGGAAGCCGCTCGAGCTCGTGGCCAGCACGTTGGCGCCCGAGCCGGCGAACACGCCGCCGTCGGCCCGCTTCTGGAATTGCAGCACCGCGCCGCCGGTGCAGAGCAGCCCGACCGCCGGATCGACGACACCGAAGGCCGTGGCCAGATCGGGCGTCGCGAAGCGCACGCTCGCCGGGCCGCTGTTCAAGACGACGGCCGCGCGGTCGATCGCGCCCGAGGGATAGATCTCGGCCAGCTCTTGGGCCGCGTCGAGCGCGACGCCGCCCAGTTGGATCAGGTCGGTCTCGGTGCCGCCCATCGAGCCGGAGTAGAGGCGGGCGGTATAGCCGGAGAAGCGATTGGGAGTCGACATAGGGGCGAGGGGTTAGGGGCGAGGGGCGAGGACGAAGAGGACGGGCTCGTGCCGCTTGCGCGTCACTCGCCCCCCTCGTCCCTCGTCCCTAAATCGTTTTCGTCGCGTAGCGGGCCAACAGATAGAACTCGCGGTATTCCGCGCGGAATAGGTTGGCGAGCTCCTGCTGCTCTTGCCGGGTCATGGCGCGGATTTCGGCATGCAGTTGCTCGATCGTCACGGCCTGGCTCGAGGCCTTGCGGTAGCGTCGGCCGCCGCCGGTGAAATCAAAGCGGAGCTTGAGCACGCCCTGCAGCTTCTTCTTGCCTCCCTCGGCCGCGCCGCCGATCACGATCTTCGGATCGGCGAGCATCTTCTGGCGGGAGCGGCCCGTCTTCACCAGGTCGGTGCTGCTTCCGTAGCGGCGGTTCTTTTCGCGGATGTATTTTTGGCTGCGCTGCTTGTAGCCGTAGGTGCCGTGGGCCGAGCGCTCGAAATGCTTGGGGATGTGTTGCTTGTGATGACGGGCGATGATCGCTTTGAGGGCGTCTTTCACGACGCGGTTGTGATCGCGTTTGGCCATTTCCTCCGGCCGCGTGGGCAGCGTGATCACCGCGTCGAGCCGCCCGAAGGCGTCGATCTGGCGGCCGGCGAGGTGGGCGAGGGAGGCGATCGAGGGCATACGCTCGCAGCAAAGAATTCCAAGGTTCAGTCGGGCGTCGAGACGCGGAAATCGACGCCCCAAAAGTACAAACCAAAGTCGTCGCGATCGCACGGCAGCGGGCCGTCCACGATCGTGAAGCGGCAGACGTTCAGGTAGGGGTAAAAGGTTTCGCCGATCGTCGTGCCGCCGCTCGACACGTTGGCCCGCAGGTCGCTCAAGATCGATTCGATCAACTCCAAAAACCAGCTGGCCTCTTGTTGGTTCGTGTTCGGCTGCAGGCCGTTCAGTTGCGGCGGGATCGCCTGGAAGGCCAGGTTGAGCGTCGCGGCGTCGTCCCAGTTGCCCGGGCCCGTGCGCCACGTCGTCCAGCCCGGTTCAATCGTCACGATCGCCCGCGGCAGCGGGTTGGCCAAGTTGCTCTCGCCGACGACCTGGGTGTCATCGGCCTCCTGGAAGTAGATCGCACTCAACGCCGCCGGCAGCGAATCCGCGCCGACGAGGGTCTCAAAATTGGTCGAACTGGCGATCAGGTTGGCTAGAGCCAGCGGCGGACCGCTTAGTAGTGACGCCATTGTTCCGAAGACTCCACAAAAGGGGACAATCCCCGGACTCCAAAAAGGGGACAGTCGCCGCCTCTTCGTCTCCGCTGTCTCCGCGGCTCCGCGTCCCTCGCCCCTATCACGGGCGTGCCCGTGATTCCTTGCTGCTGATGCCATGCGGCAGTTTGCAGATCACGAGCGGGAATTGCCCGCTGGGATCGGCGTAAAACTGGCGGATCACTTGGGTCACGCTCCGATCGGGCAATTGGATCGCGTCGTCGACGCCGGGGAACACTCCGCACGTCGTGATCTGGATCTGCACGTATTCGTCGGCCTTGCGGCCGGCCTTAGTGGCCGTCCCCTCGTGCCCGCTGGGATCGCTCGCGCGATGCACGATCCCGCGAAACTTTTTCTGGCAGGCGTGGTTGCCTCCGACCCACAGGACCAAATCGTCGGCCAGCCGCTCGTCCAAGAGCGGCATGGCCATGTCGGCGAATTGGACGTCGTAGGAGGACATGGGATTGGTTAGGGGTTAGGGTTAGGGGTTAGGGTTAGGTCGAGGGCAACGGACGCTTGCGCATCCCTCACCCTGAACCCTCACCCTTCTTCAATAGGCGTTGGTGATGATATTGCCGGCCTTGGCGATGATTGTCAGCTCGTCGGTCTGGTTGCGGCAGCGGATCACTTCGCCGTTCGTTTGCGGCTCGGGGTACGACTCCATCGTGCCGCCGATCGCGCTGCCGGCTTCGTCCCAGTGGAACGTGCGGCCGACGCAGGGGCGCTTCGGGTTGTCGCCCCAGTCGCCGCGGAACACGAACACGCTCGACTTGCTCCAGATGCCGGCGATCGAGCCCGATTGGCCTTCGTTGGCCGTGTTCTGCGCGCCGCCGGCCACCAGGACGCGCTCCAGGTCGAACAGCGCGGCGATGGCATTGGGCGTAATTTTTTCCGGGCTCGGATCTTGCAAGCCCGAATATTTGATCAGGTTTTGGATTTCGGCCACAAGCCGCAACTGGCGGAACGTCTGCCTGGGGATCACGATCGCGTTCGGCCACAAGCCGCATGCGGCGAAGATGCTCTCGACGGCCGTCTCGACGTCTTCCAACGGCGTGGCGGTGGCGTGGGTGCTCCAGCCATACGCGGCGGCAGCGTTGGCAAACGTGCCGGTCGCCTGGCAGATCGTGGCGATCCGGATCTCCATCGAGCGCAGCACGCCGTCGATGGCCAGCTCGGCCGAAATCTGCTCGCTCTTGAAATACGAGTCGTACATCGTCGATTCGGTGTTATCGACGGGGACCTCAAGACCGTGCTCGAGCGTGGTATACGTCGAGGGCGTGAACGAAAACCGTACGCGCTGATAGCCGGTGCCCGGGGCGCGCTCGGTGTCGGGGTTGTTCAACAGCTGCTCCAGCGGGATGACGCCGAAATTGCCGCTGGCTTTGGCGACGTCGATCGGCGTCAGGACCTGCAAGCCGACGAAGCCGGCCCGGTCGGCGGCCAGGTCGAACGATTCGACCGACTGCGCCAAGTCGGGGCGGAGTGTGACGAGTGAACTAGAAGGAAAAGGCATGGCCTAGCAAACCCGGTGCGGCGGTGCGCGTCCGCATCGCTGCGGAATGCCGCGGCCCTCGCTGGCCGGCGCGAATAGGGGTCCGGGTTTAGGGCTACGGGTTAGGGACGAATAGCACGGGCTCAGTCGGCTTGCGCGTCCCTCACCCTAACCCCTCACCCTAACCCCTTGCTTTACTACACGCCCAGCGCGACCCAACTGATGTAGTCGCTGGCGTTCGTGCTGGCGAGCAACGTCGGGTTGCTCGAGCTGGTGAACTTGTACGCATACACGTCGAGCGTGCCGGCGGCGACGCTGCCGCCCCAGTCGACGGCCAACTGGCACGGGTCGAGGCCGGGGGCCGCGCCGCCGACGATCTGCAGGCTGGCCGCGGCGTACAGAATCGTCGACAAGCCGGTGACGATGGCCGTCGGGCTCGAGCCGCCGAGGACCGTGCTGCCGCCGGTCATTTTCAGGCCGTTCAAGCGCAGGACTTCGAGCACGCTACCGGAACCGCTGGCGGCCTCCAGCGCCAAGCCGATGAACACCGGCCCGACCGCGCTCGAAATCTTGCCGCTGGCCGCGGCATAGACGAAGGCTCCGGCGGTGATCGCGCCGGCGGCGGTCATCTTGTGCGTGCCCTGGCCCGTGGCCAGATCGACCGGGTAGGGGACGCCCTGCGTGGCGCAATATTCAAAGGTCGTGCCGATGTCGAGATCGTCGACGCCGGCCACGACCAACTGCTTCGAGCTGTTCATCGTGACGCGGAGGTAGGCCGCGATCGCCGAGCCGCCGCACTCGAATTTGCGGAAGCGTGTTGCAATATATTGGGACATGGCTTTTTGAAAGGGTGAGGGTGAGGGGCGATTGGCGCTCGTGGCTCGGAAGCGGTGGGCGGCTTACGAAAAGCGGCGATCCTGGTCGACCGCGCGCATGGCTTGGGCATGGGCCAGCTTGCGGTGCTCGGCCGGGTAGGCCGCGATATAGGCCATGTGTAGCGCGCGATCACGGCCGGCGACCGTGTGGATCGCCTTCGCGCGGCGCTGGGCTTCGCTGAGCCGCGTGTGCATCCGCAGCTTGCCGTACCGCTCGAGCTCGGCGTCGACCGCGGCGTGCCAGGCCTCGATCGGATCGCCGCTCGATAGCGGATCTTCTTGGCTCTTGGCGGCTCCGGACGGGATCGGGTCCCTGAGCCCGGGCTTTTTAACTTGGGCCTTGGCCGCTTCCGTCTCGGACTTGGCGGAGGCGATGCGCTTGTTTTGCTCGGCCATCCAGGCGCTCGTGGCTTGAGCGCCGGTGGCATTGGCCTCGAGCTGCGAGACGAGGAACGCCGGATCGGCGCCGACGCACGCGGCCTTGAGCTCGCTGAAGGCGGCCGGACCGGAAACGGCCGCGGCCGGAGGATTTGCATCGGACATCTTTGCGTTGCTCCGGTTCGAAGAAGAGGGTTGAGGTTTGGGTTTCTTGCTCGCCAACATGGCGAGCACGTCGTCGAGCGTGCTGACACCGTCGATCAATCCTTTTTTCTCGGCCTCGGCCGCCAGATAGGCCCGGCCGTCGGCCACGTCGCGCGTGGCGGCGAGCGTCATTTTCCTGCCCTTGGCCACGCCGCGCACGAAATGCTCGTTGGTCTGATCGATCCGCGCCTGCATCACGGCGAGTTGCTCGTCGGTGACTTGCGTCCCGTCGACGCCGGCGCCCTTGTAGGCGCCGGCTCTGATGACGTGCACCTTCACACCCTGTTGCTTGGCCGCTTCGCTTGAGTCTTCGATCACGCCGTAGGTGCCGATCGAGCCGACGAGCGCCGTGGCGTTCGCCCATACCTTGTCGCATTGCGAGGCGACCCAGTAGGCGGCCGAGCAGGCCATGTCTTCGCAAAATGCGTAGACCGGTTTTTTGCCGGCCGCCGCGGCGACGTCGGCCGCCAGGTCGGCGGTGCCCGAGACGGTGCCCCCCGGCGAATCGATCCGCAGAAGGATGGAATGCACGTCGTCGTCGGCCGCGGCCGAGCGCATCGCACGCCGCACGGCGACGGTGCCGCGCGAGGAGCCGAGCGAGGACTCCTGCTTCATCATTGTGCCCGCCAGGTCGATCAGGGCCACGCCCCCGCGGGCGACCTGATACGATTTTCCCGCGCCGCCGCCGGCGCCACCCGCGGCTAGCGCCGTCGGCTCACGAGCGACGTGCTGCTCGATGTGCAGATTCAAATTGAGCGCGTTGAAGCGGCCGACCGCGGCCTGAAAGGGCTCTTCCAAAATGGCCCACAAGCCAAAATACTCCTCGATCCGCGGCACGCGGCCGGTGATGCCGCGCGCGTCGGCGAACACGGCCGCTTCGAGGATCTCGAGGTTGGTCAATTCGTTGGGCATATTCCAAATAGCGCGTCGCAAGCGAACGCGGTTTACGCGGGGACTGGATCGCCAGCGGCCACGGTCGGCGAGCCGGCCTCGGCTTCGTCGGTGCCGGTGAGCTTCGCCGTGACGCCCTTCGGCATCGGCAGCGGCAACAGCTCGTTGCGGGCAACGCGGTCGGCGCCCTGCAGGTTGTACCGCCGGTTGATGGCGTCAGCCTCGTCGAGCGCCGCGCGGATGGCCACGGACCGCTCGGAAATGATCTTGGGATATACGTCGTCCCAATCGAGCCCCCGCTCGGCCATCACGTGCGAGATGGGGGCCAGGCAATTGCTGACGCGCGTCAGGTCGGCGTCGGCGTCTTTCGACGGGTCGATGTAGGGCCACGCCGGCTTGTGCCACTTGCAAGCAAAGAACGCTGGGCCCAGCGTTTCGAGTTTTGTGCTCAGCAGCGGATCGTCGGCCGCGAACTGCATGCACTTCCAGCGGTAGACCGGCCGATAGAAGCGGTCGATCATCGTCTTCTGGTTGTGGCGAAAGCCCATCTTGGCCTGGTCGATCGCGCCACGATACGCCGAAAAACTGCCGCCCGGCTCCATCAGCGCCACCACCAGCGGGATTCCCAGATTCACGCCGATGAGCGTGATCAGAAATCGCATGTGCGGCTCGAACGCGGGGCTGGGAATGTTGGGCGAGAAGCCGGTGATCTCTTCGCCCACCATGCCGGGCACGTCCATTCCCGGCGCCATGCCCTGGATCGTGCGCTGCGTGGCCACCGCTTCCGGGATCGGGATGGTCGGGCCGATCGGGACGCCGCCGCCGGCCATGTAGTCGTTCGTGCGTTTGCGAAAAATGGCCCAGCACGCACTGACCTGGTGTTTCACCATCGTCGCGAAGTTGATGTCTTCCAGCATGCCAAGGGGGTCGAACATCGGGGCAAAGGCCGTGACGCCGCGCGTTTGCGAGATGCGCCGCGGGTCATAGACATGGAACACCTGCGGCGAACCGTCTTCGTCGCGGGCGTCGATCTGGATCATGTCGCTGACTTTTTCGAGCGAGCTCCAGGCCTGCACGTCCTCTTTGGTGAACCAATACTGGAGGCGCTTGCGCGTCGTCGGATCGAGCAGGATCCCGTGAACGACGTTCTTTTTGGTGTTTGTCGGCGTGCGCGAGCGGTGCGCCTCCATGAGTTGCAGTTGGCCGTCTTGCATCGGCAGCCCGAAAATATCGCCGTCGACCAACATCTGCCGCAGCGCCAGCCAGCCCAATTGGTGCAGGTCGAATTCGCCGTCGACCGAGGCATCGGGGCTTTCAGACCACTCCTTCATGCGGGCCGACAACTCGGCATCGACGCCCGAATCGCCCGTCTTGGGGTCGGCCCAAATGCCCGACTGCAGCGTGTAGGTCACCGCGCGATCGACGAGGCTGCCAATCAACGCGTCGTTGCGGTCCATGTCGCGGGCTTGCTCGCGCATCTCGCTGAAAGAGACTTCGACGCGGTAGTGCCAGTCGGCATGCGTGCCGAAGGGCAACGTGCCCGTGCGATGGCGGCGGTATTGCGAGCGCTTGGCGGCCGCATAGTCGGCGCGCGCTTCGCCGAAGTACTCGGCGGGCGAACTCTGATTCGCTAGCGATCGGGAGCGCATGTTCGCCGTGCTTTCTTAATATCCACGCAGAAATTGGAACGACGGCGTGATCACCTGGTTGCCGGCGGCGCTGGCGCTGTTGAGCCATTCGCTGGCCTGCGCGAGCTGGGCGTTGATTTGGCGGATGTTCTCGTCGAGCCGCAGCCGGTTGCCGCTGGCCGCTTTTTGGGCCTCGGCCGCATAGCGCCGCAACAGCATCCTCCCCGCCGTGATGAACGCCAGGCACTCGGCGGCGCTCGAGTCCTCCATGTACGACGCGTTGTCGTCGTAGACGGCTTCGATTTCCGCCAGCGTCGAACTGGACGACAGGCCGGAGGGAGAGTTGGCGGACACGATAGGGGCGAGGGGCGAGGGACGAGGGGCGAGTAAGAAAACAGCCGGTCGCCTCCTGCGCAGAAACGTGCGGCTTTATTCAACCACGCCGGGCGGCTTCTTTTCGATGGCTGGGCCCCGTTCCGGGACCGTATTTTTTCCACACGATCCTCGCGTCGGGCCGAGCAGCACCATGCCGGCGAACGCCAGCAGGAGCGCGATCGCCCCTAATTGCTCTCCGCCGGCAGCCGGTCCATTTCGCTCAGCACAAGCAAGCAGCGGCCGACCGTCGGGCGGCACTCGGGCGCGAGCGGCAGCCCGGAGATCAGCCGCGGCCAATCTTCGGCCAGTTGGTCGATGAGATCGCCGGCGTTGCCGCCGTGCATCGCCAGCCGGCAATCGTCGCGCCCGGGCCACGCGATATCGAGGCTGTAGATCCGTGTCGCCGCGCCGCTGGAGGCCAGCGATTCGAGCAGGTGGCACTCGAAGCGGGCCCGGCCGGCGACGATCAGCTCGATCTCGTGGCGGAGGGAATGCAGGAGCATGGGAGAAGGGTGAGGGCTAGGGGATGGGGGGAGGGTCATTTCGCGCGGAATGGGGCTGGGGCGGAAGGGGGACAGTCCCCGGCGCGTCCTCACCCTGACCCCTCACCCTCACCCTTCGCCGGCCCCTCGCCCTTCCGCGCGATCTGATCGAGCAGCCAGCGGATCGCGTCGGCGCCGGTGGCGGGCCGGCGGCCGGTGCCGAGACGCAGGCCCGTGTGGTCGAGGCCGGCCAACAGCGACTTGAGCGCCGTGGCTTGCGGCGGCGTGAGTTGCACGTCGACGTGTTGGTTCAAATAGCCGCGTGCCGGCGGACCGAGTGGGAGCGTGCATTGGCAGACGCGCACCCCGTCGGCGCGTTCTTCGTAGTTCGGGGAAGGGGCCGTGGGCGACGGCGAGGGACGAGGGGCGAGGATGGCGACTTCGTCGCATGCGATCTGCGGCTCCGGTTCGCCCGGCGGCAGCGGCAGCGCCTCGTCGATCGACGCGCCGGTAGGTTTGTGTTTCTTTGTCATTCGTGCAATCCGTGTGATGCGTGGTTTATCCTCGTCCCCGGTCCGAAATCAAAAACGGCCGCCCGTCGGGCGTCGTGAAATGCACTCGCCCCTCGTCTCTCGCCCCTCGCCCCTGGCTCGCGCTCGCGAGCTGCACGTCGCGAGCTAGGATCGGCGCGCCGCGCGTGACAATGAGCATCGCCACGTAGGCCTGGCGTTCGCAGTCGCGATAATCGTTGGGGATGCTTTCGACGACGCGATCCCAAATCTCGTGGGTGCCATCCGGAGAAATGGTCGGGGCGTCGTTGAGCAGTTGCTCCAGATAATCCTGATGCTCCTGCAGGCTGCCGGCGAACAAGGAAAAACCGCCGGGATCGGCGCGCGCCAGCTCGTGCAGCACGCGGTCGATCCAGCCTTGGGTGCGCACGGTGTCGATCCAGAACAGCCGCATGCCGGGGGCGCTCGTGTCTTTGCCGAGCGTCGACTGCCGCCAGTCGGCGTTGAGCGAATTGCTCGAGCCCTTCGAGGGCCAGACCTGCAGCGGCGGCCGGCTGAGCAGGCAGGCGCGGGAGAATTCGTAGATGCCTTCGGGGCGGAAGCCGCTATCGACGAGCGTCATCGCCACGCGGAGCGGGGCTTTGCCGTCGGCGTGCGGCCAAGTGGGCTCGATCAAATGCTCGCGGATGTCGGCCAGCGACGGCGACAGGCCGTAGGCGATCGCGGCCGAGCGACGGCCTTCTCCCCAGGCTTTGAGCACATACGGAAACCCGCGCTCCTGGCGATCGACGCCCAGCGTAAGAAGCGTCGACCAGGCCGGGCAGACGCCCGGCTTGAGATCGGGGTCGATCAAGCGTGCGCCGAGTTGCTCCCAGGATTGCTTGCGACTGCGGCGCTCCCAGGTTTCGGCGAGCCAGCCGTTGACGAAGTTTTGCAGCTCGGCCGGTTGATCCTTGGCGCGGACGAATTTCGCAGCGACGTCGCCGAAGCCGACGGAGAGCGCGCACAGCGAGCTGAGCTGATAGCCGGCGTCGGGGCCGTCGTTGGCCGGAGCGCCTTCGACCCAAGCGGCGTGGTTCCAGCCGCGCCATTCGTATTCGTCGCTGAGGAATCGCGGCACCGTGGCGCCGGAATCACTGTCGCCGGCGACGGGCACGAGGTCGGTGAGCTCGAGCGCCTGCGCATCGATGACCGTGCAGCCTTCGGGGCACCACACGCCGCGGCGGAGCATCGGGGCGCGGTGATGGTCCCATATTTTCTCTGCGCAATGGCGGCAGAGGTAGTGGCCGGTGCGGCGGGCGATTTCTTTGTCGTGCGCGCCGGTAACCGTGACACGGTCCCAGCGGATGCCGCCAGGTGCATCGGGCTTGCCGAACACGAGCGGCTGGTAGCGCTGGCAATGCGGGCACGGGGCTTCGAAGCGGCAGTTGGTGCTCGCCAGGCGAAGCCGCTCGATGCGCGATTTGCCTTCGATCGTCGGCGTGCTGTCGAGCACTTTTTTGTGTGTGGGATAGTCCTTGAATCGCTCGAGGAACAATTCGAGCGGCTCGGCCTCGAGCGACGTGCTGAGGTAGACCCATTTGTCAATCTCGGTGCCATGGCCCCAGCGGATCGATTTGTCGGCCAGCGTGCTGACGCTACGCGGCCAGGCGACGTAGACGCGGCAGGCGCGGAGCACGATCTGCGTCTTGTGGCGCAGCCGCTCCGGCAGCAGTTGGCCGCGGAGGCGCGGATTGTGGCCGAGGCTTTGGTATTGCCGCTCGGTGATTTCAATGGCCAGCTTTTCGTCGGGCGCCACGAACATCATCGGCCCGGGTTGCGTGTCGGCCAGGAATTGCTGGGCCCAGGCGCCGAATTGCGTCTTGCCGCAGCGGCTGGCCCATTGCAGCGCGATCGTGCGCACCGACGGATCGTCGAGCGCGTCGCACGGGCCTCCGGGGGCGCCGAGGTAGGGATAGGCGCCGTGATCGAAGGGACGGCCGCGGTCGGTGTGGGCGTGGTCGCGCATCCAGCGAATCGAGCGAATGCGGGCGCGGGGCTCGAAATGGCGCACGGCGAGCGTGAACAGCGGGACGGCGTTTTTTCTAGGCGCGGGCTTTGGGGGAGTCTTCATCGGGAGGGCGGCCGCAGCGATCAGGCCGGCGCCGAATGCGGCGACGAGCGTCAGGTCTCGGAATTGGGATCGAAGGTCCACGCGGACATTTCCTTGAGCACGAGGCGGAGCTTGTCGTCGATATCGCGCTTGACCACGGATCGCACGTCGGCCGGCAGGAGCATCTCGAGCTCGTCGGGCAATGCCTCGAGGCGCGCCTTCACGCGCAGACACAATTCGGCGAGCACGCGATCGGCGGCGTCGCGGCGGAGCAATTGACCTTCGGCCAGATCGTTCTTGAGCCGCTTCGCCCGGACTTCTTCGGCGCACTTCGCGCGCTGGAGGTCGGCGAGCGAAGGGCCGGCTGTTTCGCCGGGCGGCGGGACGACAGCACGCTTGGCGAGGTTGTCGGCCCGCCACTGCTGGACCTCGGCGACGCTGCCGCGCGGGCAGCCGCGAGCGAAATAGTCTTCAAGCGTGCGCTTCGAGACGCCGACCTGCAGCGCGAAGTCGGCCAGATTCTTTGGAGCGGCGGCTCGCCGTTGCTTTTTCGCCGGTTTCTTGGGTCGTGTTTGGGGACCAATGGTCGGACCGATGATGATGAGGGCACAAATTTTTGTCTTCGCGTGCAAAAAAGGCGCACGCCAATAGCCGCGAGCCCCAGGGGCAGGCCTGGGAGGACCCGCGGCGGCAGGGTCAGGGTTTGGGGCGGCGAGGCGGAAGTGTCAGGGGCGGCTCCCCTTCCTCGCGGCCGAGCACGCGCATGTCGGCCCGCAGCTCGGCGATCTGGGCTGCCAGTCCATCTCCGCGAGCTTCCAGTGTCGAAAGCCGGCTGTCGACCGAGGTCGTAAACGACCAGATAGCGCCTACGGCCACGAAAAACTGCCCGGCCATCATCAACACAATGGCCACCCAGTTCGACGTCGTCAGTCGCACCCGTTGTGGCCGGCCCTCGTCGTACGTCATGTTGTGCCTTCTCCGGCGCTGCTACCACGGATACGCCATCCCCGCTTCGCGTTTCGGCTGCGTCGGCCGCTTGGCGAGCAGCTTGGTCGCGAGGCGCATCACCCTGCACTCATGGCAGGGCAGGTACACCCGCGCGCCGCATTCCTTGCAGCGTCCCACTGGCCCATGATTCACGAGCGACACATAACCGGCCGTCGGCTCCTGCCGCTCGTGGAATGCCTTTCCCTTGGCCACCGCGCCGATCGTCCCGCGGCTGATCCCCGTCGCGAGCGCCACCTTTCGCTGCGAGAGCCCGCGCTCCAGCAGCCGCCGCGCCCGTTCGAGTTTCGCCAGACAAAGCATCGACTATTTCGCGCGAAATAACACGTTCGCGCCCTGCGCGACCTACCGCCGCAACCGGCGAACGCGCGCCGCGCGCTCGCGCACGATTACCGGCGGCCGAATCGTAACTACCGGCGCGCTGAAAAACACGCCCGCCGCCGGCACGCTCGCATAGCCGGCCGACGGCTCAAGTACCGGCGGAAGATTCGCCCCCACGTCGTATTGCACGCCGTCGATCGAAAGCGCCGCGCCCGGCACGAAAAACCCTTCCGGCGTGAACAGCCGGAACCCGTTGCGCACGACGGCCGCATGCACCAAGCCGTCGCTGCCGACAAACGCCTCGCGATGAAACAACGCGCCCGCATCGGCCGGCGCAACGCAAAACGCCGCTCCCAAGCATGCCACCGCGATCACCGACTGCATGATTCCACGCATACAAATCTCCAGAAAAAGAAACGGAAGAAGTTCACCTTTCAGCGCGCCGGCGCTACGGCCGCCAACACCGCCCGATATTGATACAGCGTTTCCTTGCTCCCGCGATCGAGCGGCGCGCCGGCGCTGCCGTCCGCCTTGCGCGGCATCAGCTTGGCCGGATCGCTCGATTCGATACGATCCAGCAGGTGATCGAATTGCCCGAGGTCCATCGACGGCACGCCGGCAATCGCAAAGCCGCCACGCGGCTTATCGCCCGAATGGCAACTGGCGCATTTGAGCTGCACCTCGGCCATCATCGCCGTTTTCGGATCGCCCGCCGACGAAGGCACCGGCCCGGGCACGACGTTCAGCCGCCCGTCGTCGCCGACCTGCGCTTGAAACGAAAACGAGCGCTGGATCGTTTGCGGCGATTGCGGCTTGGTGGCATTGAGGGCCGCCGCGGCCGCGTTTCCCGTGGCCACGATTTTCGCCACCTCCAGTTGCGACGTCGTCAACTGTTGCACGGTGTCGTTGACGCCTTGAAAAGCTTTGCCAGCCAGCTCGTTTTGCTGCGATGCCAGCCGCACGGCCTGATTCAAGAATTGCGTGTAGTCGGGCGCATAGGCGGCGGCCCCGGCTTGATACGACTGCGGCGCGCCGTAGCTTGCGGTTTGGCTCGCATAACCATAGATCGTGCTCCCTTGGCCGGCGAGCGGTTGATAGCCGGCCAAAGGCACGGGCGCGGGCGAACTTGATCCGCCGGAAGCGGTGGGTACGAGCGGCTTGGGATAATACCATTGCCGCCAGCCGGTCGGGCTCGTGCGATCGAGGATTGCTCCTTCGGCGTATTCGAGGCCGTCTTGCCAAAACGTCCCATCGGCATGCCGAACGATGACTTGGTTCGCCGCCAGATCGCCGACGGTCGGGGAGGCGTAAGCGCAGCCGCCGTAGTTGCAATAGCCATAGGAAGGCGAAGAACCGTAGAAACCGAACCCGTGCGCGCCGGCGATCGCCGGCACCAAGAGCGCGAGCAGCGCGGAGAGCGCGAACAAAAAATTTCGCATCGTTTGCCTCGTCATTCGTGTCATTCGTGGTTTGTCGCTTCCGCCCGAAACGCCGCATCGCCATAAACGGCTTCCCACTGAAACCGGTTCACGCTTTTGCCTTCTTTGAGCGCCGCGAGAATCGGATCCTCGGGCGATACCGGGGGCTCGCCGTCGCTATCGACCACGGCCGCCAATGGTGGCCATAGGCGATTGAGTAGCGCGATGGCCATTTTGTCGTCCGGCGTCTGAAAACCGATCTCGAAGCAAGCCTGCCGCGGCGTTACCAGCGGGTAGCGATAATCGCCGTAGATGTGCGACAGTAGCTCGGCGGTGTCGGCCAGTTCGTGGCCGCCACTGGCCTTCCAGCTTGCCTCCTGGAAATCATCGCGCCCGCGGGCCAGCGGCTTTTCGAAATTGCCGCCATACAATCCAGCCAGCAGTTGCACCTGCGCCGTGAGGTCCTTTCGATCGGCGAGCGCCAGATCGCCGAAGGCATTGAGGCTAGTGGCGAGGGGCGAGGGACGAGGGACGAGCAGCGACGCCACGTCATTCACCACCGGCTGTAGTTGGTCGTTCTTGCGATGGCAGCGGATGCAGCCGATCGCGCATTGCAGCCGCGCCGTGTGCGGCCGCGGCACCTCGTGATCTTGCACCACGTCGTCGGGCGCGCTGTCTTGCCTGCGACCATTCCCCGCGGCAAACAGGCCGTAGATCGGCAATCCGTTCGGCCGCACTCCAATGGCCTCGCGCGCCTTGTCGCGAAAATTGATCAGATTGCGAATCGGGTCCGCCGCGGCGTCGACGTCGTCATCCGAGGGATCGTGCGTTTCGGTCGCCAAGCCGGCCGCGGTGCCGGGCCGCACCTGGTCGCTCGGCAAGAGATCGACGATCCGCGGCTTGCCGGTTACCTCGCTGCGAAACATCGCCACGCGATTCGCATTGGGCAGATCGCCCAGCTTGGCCCCCAGCTTCGCGAAAAACTTTTGCTCCGCCGTTTTCTTGCTCGTCCCTCGTCGCTCGTCGCTCTGCTCGACGCCGGCGAAGTCGTAATACCGGCCGCCTTCGATCGTCGTCAGAATCATCTTCAGAAACCAGTCCGCGCGCAGCACGGGCACGACGCTGACGCACTCGGCCTGCAATTCGCTCATCGCTTCGACACCGACGTGCGAACCGAACTCGACGACGGTCTTGCCGTCGATCACGCGCGTCACGTGAAAATAAGGCTCGCCATGTTGCAGCGACCCGTACAGCTCGGCCAGCGACTGCGCCGAATCGTCGCCGGCCAGCTCGCGCAAGTTGATTCGTACCAGGATCGCGGGGACTTTCTGCGGCTCGGGGACTGCCCCATTTTGCGGACTCCGTGGAGCAAAAGGGGGCTGCCCCCCTCGCCCCGCCAGGAAGGCGTGAGGCATGAGGCTTGAGGCTTGAGGTACGAGGGGGCAGCGGACGATCACCTCGGATCGCGACACCGCGTCGTTGACGCCCCAACCGACTGCGCCGGCCCAGGCTCGCGGATCGGCAGCCCAAGGCGGAATCCAGATATAGCGTATCCAGCGCCTGTCGCTCATCGGGAAAATCGTGCGCACGTCGCGCAAGGCAGCTCGCACGGCGTCGCGAGGAGTGGCCGCGGGAATAGGGACGAGGGGCGAGGGACGAGGGGCGAGCGAAGCAGGCGCGGGGACGATCGGAGTCGGCGCTCGCGCGATGCTCGCGCCCTGCTCGGCGGGCGCCTGCGGACGGCCGGCGGTGGGCACGGTGAGGAGCATCAGGATTGCGAGGAGTAGAAAGAAGCGGCGCAAGGCATGTTCCCGCTAACCTCGCGGATGGTCTCGGTAATACTTTTTCAGCCGCTCGGCAGCCTGAGCCTCGCACGATGGCTTTGCACGCGGCGGCCGAAAGACGATCGCCGGCGGCTTCGGTTTTGGCTTGGCATCGCTCATGCAGTCGAACGCTAATTGAGACCGCGCGCCCGCCGTGATTCTTTCAGCTTCCGGAACATGGCGCGCGTGGGAGACTGCTTGCGCGTCCCTCGCCCCTTCGCCGGCAGAGCCGGCATCGGCGCGGGAGAAGGCGTCGGACTCGGCGACACGTCGGCGGTCTGCAGTACCCAAAAGTCGCTCGCCAACCGTGCCGACGTGACGTAGGCATACGGCATGGCAAAATAACCGGCCATGCCCCAGCTCGCGCCCCACGAATTGCGGACGATGAATCGCTGCGTCGCGTTGCAGTAGCCGACCGCCAGCACGGCGTGCCCGCCGACGGCCGATTCGAACAGCCGCGGCATCGGGACAATGCCGGTCTCGGCCACCTGGTCGCTCTCGAACGAGCTATACACCGTGAAGCCGAACACGAACGGCTTTCCAGCGGCCAGGCTGGCCTGCAATTGGGCGAGCTGCTGCTGGGCCCGCTGGTAGCAGGCCACCTTATGCAGCAGGGCATTGCTACAGGCCTGCGGATCCGGCTCGACGGTCACTTCAGCGGGCACATAGGGCCAATCGCTTTCGGGCGGAGCGCCCAGATTGGCAGCCTGGCTGACCACGTCGCGAATCTGCGCTCCGGCGTCGGTCGACGTGTCCCCTTCGAGCGCGCGGCCGTTGTAATACAGAAACAGTCGCGAAGGGGTAAAGTCCGCGAGCCCTTGCGCCAGCCGATCGAACTCGATCGCTCCGGCCGTGGCGTTTCCCGTGCAACTGCCTATGTCCCCTTGGTCATAGACGGCCGGGCATTGCGGCCGCAGATCGACCGCATCCGGCAGCGTCAACAGCCGCCGCGGATGGATGGCCAACAGATGGTCGCGATGATCTGGCAGGTCGGGCTTCCAGCCGTAGCGGCGAGTGCTTCTCATTAGGGGCGAGGGGTTAGGGACGAAGGAAGAAAAAAGAGCGTCGGGGATTGTCCCTTTTTGCGGAGTCCGCGGAGCAAAAGGGGACCGCTCCCCTCTGCCCTGCTATTCGGGCTCACTCGGAAAGAAGCTCGGCGGCGCCTGGGCTTCGATGGCCAAAAACACTTCCTCGCGGTGCACCGGCACTTCGCGCGGGGCGTCGATCCCGATTAGCACGCGATCGCCGCGGATTGTGACGATCGTGAGCGTCACGTCGCGACCGATGCGTATCTTTTCGTCGCGCTTGCGCGAAAGCACGAGCATAGGGCCTCGGGGACTGTTGCGGAGTTCGCGGAGCAAAAGGGGACTGTCCCCTTCGCCCCGCGTGAGATGCCATTTTCGTCGTCTACGCCGTCGCCGGCTGCATCGACTTGATCAATGCCATGATCGCCTGGAGCACGGCCGGCAGGTTCTGCAACAGGTTCGAAAGCGCGCCGGCGATCGCTTGCTCGGTCTTGCTGGCGGCGGCCGCGGCGTAGGCGCGGCACGAAGGTGCGGCGCCGGCCAACAGGTTTTCGATCGCCGTCACGAGGGCCTCGATCTGCGGCAACCGGGCGACGACCCAAGCCATCACGACATTCATAGACGCTCTCATGTGGAAGAATTCGCCGGCGGGGGCTCGAGAAAGAGATCCTCGATAAACGCCAGCAACAGCGGGGAATACGAATCCAAAAGGCGCTTCACCTCGGCGACGTCGTTCGCGCCCAAGCCTCGTTTGGCCGCCTTCTCCAACAGCCCGGCGCGCAGCGACGCATAGGTCACCGTCACTTTGACTACCGGCGGCGCCGGCGCGGGAGCAGGATTGGGAGCGGGATCGGGCACGGGGCAACGGGCCAGGGGCGAGGGACGAGGGAAGCAAGTGCGAACACTATACGCGCTCGCGGCGCGCGTCCACTTCACTCGCCCCTCGCCGGGATCTCTTCGCGGCAATCGATCGCCTCGAACGGCGTTGGCTCGCGATCGTCGACGCGGCGCTCGAATTGCACGGCGGTCGAACGGTTTCGGCGGATCGTCGCCGACGCATGGAATCCACACGCCGACAGAAACTGCTGCACGCCCACCGCGCGCTCGTCGACTTCGGCCACGAGCCGCCGCAGGTTGCGGCGTTCGCACTCCGCGGCCAGGATCCCCAGGATCTCGCGGCCGTAGCCTTCCCGCCGCCGCTCCGGCACGACGACGCGCGACACGACGACGCGCGTCGGACGTTGCAGCGTGATCGCGTAGCCGACGCGCGAGTCGCGCGAGATCGGCCGCTCGCGGTAAAAAAATTCCAGAATGCGGCAGGCGCCGACGTCGCCCAGCCTCACCAGGTCGCCGTAGCTCAGCCGGTTCTCGAGGTCGAGTTGTTTTTCGAGGCCGCCGATCCAGAGCATCCCCTCCATGCCCGCGCGGCGCCACACGATGCGAGAGAGGCCGGGCATGGAGAAAGGGGTGGGGGTGAGGGTGAGGGGTTAGGTAAGGACGCGCGAGGCGGCGGCGTCCCGGGGGCTGTCCCCTTTTGCGGCATTCCGGGGCCGGCCCCCTTTTGCGGCGTCCGCGGAGCAAAAGGGGGCTGCCCCCCCTTGCTTGCACGTCACGCGTACCGCGTTCCGCGCGCGTCGCCCCTGCGCCGCTTGCGGCGCAGGGCGTTCAAGCGGTTCCTCTGGGCCGGCGTCAGATCGAGTGCCAGCGATTCGCACGCCGCGACGTGTTCGATCGTCCGTCGCAATCGCTTGGGCGCAACGCCCGCGGCTACCAGACTCTGACCGATCTTGGCTCGCATGGTTCGCGCCTTGCAGGTCCGGCAGGGGACGATTGCGTTCTTGCCGCCGCAGCCGCCGCAGCGGGCGCCATCGACGCGGATCTCGCCTGCTTCGAGCAGGTCGATCGGCCGGCCGGCGAGCACGTTATGCACGGCGCCGCGCGAGGGGGCGAAGCCATCGGCTGCCAGGCGCGCGCAAATGGCGCGCACCGACAATCCCCGCGCCGCCAACGTCCGCACCGCCCGCTTGATCTCCCCATCCAGGGGTTTTCCGGTCGGCATCGTATCGTCCCTGGATTCGCCCGGCGAGGCGCGGCGCTGCGGGGCATCATCCACGAGGGCTTTACGCGAACGCTGTTGCGCTGAACAAGCGTCCCTCGGCCAGTCGTCGTTCGCCCTGAAGGGTCTTTGCCTCGCGGGTCTCTAGTCAAGCACATGGTAGCGGACAACCGCAAACTTCCGCGACGCTAAATCTGGCCGGGTGCCTGCAGAGGCAAGGGTGAGGGCGAGGAAGCGCAAGCGTCCGCATGCGCTCGTCCCACCCGGATCCTCTCGAGCTGCACCGCGCCGCTGACGTTTCCGTTGCGATGCTGGGCTTCGCGCGTGGTCACTCGCAGCAAAAGATTTTCCGTGAGCTCGATCGCCCGATCGGGCGGCTCGTAGGGAGTTTGCTTCGTCGTCGCCGGATCGAATGCCTCCTCGACGGCCTGGACGACCTTATCGCGCGTGATGGGGCCGAGCTGCATCAGGACCAATCCGAGCACGTGCTCGAGCTTCGGCTTCTTCGAGATTTGCGCGACCTGGTCGCCGCAGACGGTGACCGCGCCGCGAACGCGGATCGCGAAATCGACCGTTTGATCGGGGCCTTCGGCGAGGGCCGGGCGAAATTTGCCTGCGTCTTTGACGGCCCGCTCGAGGGCCTGCCATTCGAGGGCCGTCAAATCGCCGAACAGCTTGGATTGCCTGGGCGTGTTGCTCATGGCCGCAATCTAGCGGCCGCGGCCGGGTGTCCACTTCCGCGCCGGCCGCGCCAGCTCTGCTTCACGGGAGCCTCCAACCGGCGCGGTCCGCCAGCCACTTTATCCTTGGCGCAGCCCGCGCCCACTTGCCGGCGAGCATCCTTGGCGGCCGGCCGCGATCATCACGTTCGTCGGTTCAATCACGAGCGCCTCCTTCGGCGTGCTGCGCGAGCAGATCGAGCGGCAACTCGCCGTTGCGCCAGGCCTTTTCCATCCGCGCAATGAGCGCCGGGTCGAACGCGTCAAGGCGGCTGTCGATGAAGACGGTGATCTGAAGGATCTCGCCTGGAGCGATCTCGATCGCCCATCGATGGCCAAGGTAGTGACGAGCAAGTAACGCGCGTCGCTCATCTTCCTCGGCGATCCGGATCGGCATTGGGGACGGTCGGCGGACTTTATGGAAAGTGCGGCCCGTCAGGCCCTCGATTTCCTGCAGCTCGATGCACGGCTTGGCGCCTTGCGGCTCGGGGGCCAAAAACGTCATCGGCCGCATCGCATAAGCCTGCTCAAAGCCGATCGTGTTGCGGCCGGCTTCAACCGGGTGAATCTGACCGTCGAGCGGGCCGCCGATGAAAAGGCGCGAGAAGATTTGCATGGAACGATTATAGCCGTCGTCCCTCGTCCCTTCCCCCTAGCTCCTTCGGCAGCCTCGACTTCGTCTCCGGCGCGGCGACGTCTCTTTGGAAATCGTCGTCGTCATCATCATCGCGCGGGCCGCGCCAGTCGTCTTCGTCGCGGAAGAAAAAAGAGCATTCGAAGCCGGCGATGCGAAGTCGGTCGAGCCATCCGGCCGTCCAGCGCACGTTGACGGCCTGCGCCGCGTGGCGGCCCGCGTCGGTCAGTCCCCAATGATGGCACGCGCAATTGCATCGCGTGAGGGCCTGCTGCCGCTTCGACCAGCTCGACCGCTCCGTCTGCACGAGCCCGGCCCGCTTGAGGGCCCCCATCGACACGAGTTGGATCGTCGCGTGAAACCCGCCGGCCGCGACGACGTGGCCGATCGCGTCGCGCGACCACCAATTCCAGCGGTGGGCATTTTCAAGCGCCAGCAGTGCCGCCAAGATCCGTTGCCGGTGCGCGCTCTGCTTCACGGGAGCCTCCAACCGGCGCGGTCCGCCAGCCACTGCCGGCAGATCTCGGCGATCGCCGCCGTTTCGGCCGGCCCTGTGTCCCTTCGCGAGCGCAACACCGGTCCCAAAAACCGCACGGCGGCGTCGATCGCCTGGCGGTCGCGCGAGCTCGCCTCAGGCGCGGCCGCATCCTCCGCGTGGATCAACTCGGCGATGCGAGTCTCGGCCGACGAGAGCGATCCCCTGGCATCGTCGATCAGAGACTCGAGTCGGCGCAGGCGATCCTTCCTCGATTCCATGACGGTCGCAATCATTTCGAGGTTTCCTCGTCGTCAATTTGTTCGGAATGGAGCCGTTTGAAATCCAGGTACAACTGTGGGCCCGGGTTGTCCATCTTGTCCGCGATCTCTCGGAGAGCGCAGTCGAAACCGGGCCGCTCGACGGCAAGGTGAGCGAGGGCCATCAAAAGTAGCTGCCGCTGGGATTCGTCGATGGTGATGATGTGGCTCATTTCGTGTGATCCGCGTGATCCGTGGTTTACTTTTTTTTCTTCCTCGTCCCCCGTCCCTCGTCCCTTCCCCCTAGCTCCTTCGGCAGCCTCGACTTCGTCTCCGGCGCTGCGACCAATTGCGTGATGATCGTCTCCTTCGACTTCGCCCCGTCGACAAATACGTTCAGCTCGCCGGCCAGTTCGAGGAGCTGCTCTTTTGTGCGGAGCGCGAAATAGCCGCGCGTCATCTTGCCGGCCAGGCGCCGCTTCCATTCGGCTGCGGGATCGACGCCCGCCAGCAAGAGCGCCGCCGCAATCTCATCCTCGTCGTCGATATACAGACGGCCGCGTTGCGCCGGGTCGAGCGAACGCAGCATCGCGTCCTTCGCCAGCGCCACCGGTTTTTTTGCCGCCAGAATCGCCTCGGCGACCCAGGCCGATGCGTTGGTCGGCTTCTTGCAGCCGACCGCTTTGGCGAAGAGAACGCGCTCCACCAAGGGGCTTTCCACGGCCATGAACAGCAGCAGCCGGAGCGTCAAGTCGTCGCCGCGCGCCGTTTTCAGTCGCTCGACCAGCAGCGTGCGCCACCAGTTCACGCGCCACCCTCTCACGCGCCACTCGAGGCCATCGGCCGTCAACTGCTTCGCCCCCCCGGCGCAGACGTCGTGTTGCGACGCCTTGGGCGCCTTCGGCTCCGGGAGCGTCTTGACGAATTGCGCCTGCAAGCTGTCGAATAGCTTCGTGTTGTAGGCGAAGGTCGCTTTCGAATCGTCCCAATCCTCGATCTCGATCAAATCGAGTTTCGCCGCCTGCTCCGGCGTCGGCGTGAAGACCGGCACGCGCCGCCCGCGGTCGTAGACGTCGCCGCCAAGACGCCTGCAATGGAGCCGCACCACGCCGGCGATGGCCTCGCGAAACTCGACCAGCGCGCCGAGTTTCCCTCTTTCCTTGCCGTCGTAATCCTCGCGCTTGACCCACTCGGCGAGCTCCTTCACGATCTTCGGGTACTTCGCGACGCGCAAAAACTCCTTGGCGTGGCTGGAGCTCATTTCGCGCGAAATAACTTTTCGACGCCATTCCTCGGGCAGCTCCAACAGCCGCACCGCGTTGGCCACGTAAGCCTGGCTGCGGCCGAGTTTTTTGCCGAGGGCTTCTTGGGTGACCCCGGTCTCTTGCAACACGCGGGCATACGCGGTCGCCCGCTCGATCGGGTTGAGGTCCTCGCGCTGGTCGTTGGCTACGATCGCCATCTCCGCCATCTCCGCATCGCTCACCTCTCGCACGACGGCCGTGAGATATTCCAGCTTCTTGAGCCGGGCCGCCCGCAGCCGCCGCTCGCCGTCGACGAGCTGGTAATGCACCCCGTGCAGCTCGCAAGCTTTCGGCGCCGGCCGCACGATGACCGGCTGAAGCTGTCCTTGAGCGACAAGAGAATCGCCGAGCGAATCGAGGATGGCCTCGTCGAAGTCGCGCCGCGGCTGCCACGGATTGGGCCCGATCGATTCGACCGCGATCGCGCGCAACGACAGCGGCCGCGTGTCGGGGCTCGCCGTCTCTTCGCTCGCCCCTCGCCAAGCATCCGGGGCCCGCGCCTCCGGATCGAGCGCCGCGATCCCGTCCGGCAACGTCGTGCTCGCCCCGCCGGCGACGGCCGCCTTGTGGAGCGCCGCGCGCTGTTTCTTGGTGAGCGGCGCGGCGCGGCCGGCCCGCAGCATGCTCGCCGGCGTCGCCTCGCGGCGGCCATCGGCGCCCCTCCCCTCCGACGTCTCGTCTTCCCGCGCCCCTAATCCCTCACCCTCACCCTCACCCCCGCTTTCGATCAGCTCCCATTGCGCGTCGAGCACTTCTTCCCAGGGGATGATCGGATCGCCCACGTCGCCGCCGACGCGCAGCCCGGGCGCCGTGCCGTGCAGCCGCGGCAATCCGGCGTAGGTCGCATCGTCGAACGTAACGGGCCCGCGAATCTTGATGAGCATCTGAATCGCGTCGAGGTAATACGCGCAAAGCGCCAACTCGCGCTTCCAACGCTCGAGCGCCCAAAAGCGCTCGATGGCCGCGAACTTGTCGACCAAGGAGAGGCTCGAGACTTGAGACGGTGCGCCTTGAGGATGCGAAGCGTCCGCCTCCTTCGTCGCCCCTAACCCGTCGCCCTCAACCTTGCTCGGCCCGTCGAATGTCCGCCCGCACAATCGCCCCGCCTCATCGAGCACGTCGTCCCACGGAATCGTGCGCACGACCGTGCTGATCGGATGGCCGGCGTCGATGATCTTGATCCCCTCGGGCTCGGCGTAGGCGCGCGCGTCGCCGGCGAGCTTCGGCCTGCGGCGCCATTGCGTGATCCGCAGGCACCTGAGCGCCTCGGCGCGCGAACCGCAGGCCGCCAGCAGGCCCCCGGAGCCATCGGCCAAGAACTCCACGATGATGCGCCCGATCTGCGCGTCGTCGAGCGGCATCGCCGCGTCCGCCTTCTTACTCGCCCGTCGCCCCTGGCCCCGCGCCCCTTTGCTTTTCGTCGCCGTCGCCATTTGAAGCTCCTTCGTTGGTGTGAATGATTGGCAGCAGAAGCTGCCGTTTGTGCGCCCCGATGATCGCGATGGCCAGGTAATGCGCTGCCCGCCCCAAAGAATCGGCAGCCTCGGTCAACTCGCGGATCCAATCCTCCCCTTGAAACAGCAGCTCCGTCATGCGCAGCCGGCGGCGCATCAGATTGAGGCGCCCGGCTTCGGCCTTCAGCCGCCGCTCGAGCCGCGATGTTTTTTGTTTTCGCTTCGGCATCAGCGCCCCCTTTTTCGGCAGGTCGCGAATTTGAGGTCTACGCACATCTGCCGGCCGCTCCTATCGATCGACCACCAGAAATACCAGCCTGGCTCGGCGCGCAGCGGGTCTTCGGTGTCCGCCCGCTTTCTGTCGAGGCTGTCGAGGCAGCCCTCCATCCGCCACTGGGGGAACGTGCCTCCGAGGACGAGATCGACCAACCGCCGCACCTTCACGGGCGACAATTTCGGATCGGAGACGCGGCTGACAATGCGCGCCGCCATGTCATCGCGTCGCCGCGCCCGGTCTCCCTCGCTACGACCGAGCTCCGCGGCCAACACCTCGTCGACCAAAGCTCCGATCGGTTTCGGTTCGGAAGGAGGCGAATTCCCCTGGGGGAAGTCGGAGGCGACTTCCCCGCCCCTAACTATCCTGGCGCCACCCGAAGCGCTGGCGCTGCGCTTAGCGCTCTGAAAGTTACTAGGAAGGTTTGAATGTTCTTTAGCTGCGCGTCTTTTTAGAAGGGTTTGATTGTTGTCGACGAAGGCGTTTTCCCCCTGACGCGGGGAAGTCGCGCCCGACTTCCCCGTCGCTTCGCTCCCGCCGGGCGGTCCGGTGTCTGCTGACGGGGCCGCCTCCTTCGCGGCCCCGATCAGCAAAGACACCGTCGGATCCCACTCGCCGAGCGCTGTTGCGTCTGAGGCGTCTTCTTCCGTCATGACTGGAAGAAGGGCCTGCGCGTCTCCTCGAGCGACTCGCACTTGGGCGAGTTCGAGCGGATCGTTCAACACACACTTGTAGACACCGGTGCGGGTGTCATGTTCGAGCACCGTCAGCAACCCGGCTGCGATCAATGCGGCGAGTCGATCGCGGCCCCCCTTCGAATTGACCGTCTCGTTCTCCGCCAGGTCCGAAGCCTTGAAGACCACCAAACCCAACCGCATTCCCGACAAAAAGTAGAGCGACAGCCATGCGAGCTTCACTCCGGCCTGAAGCGTGGTCGGCGGCATCGTCGACTGCCACTGGCGAACCGCCCGCCACCGCGGATCGGCGGGATCAAACAGCGCGGCCGGCTTCGGCCTCCTCGCGCCTTCCATGCGATTCCTTTCATACGCTCAATGTCGGGATCGAGACGGGGGCTCTTCGCCCGCGCCCCATCCCCTCGGCCTTCAGGCCGCAGGTTTCCTGTGAAATGCTCCGAGCTCCTCGCGGTAGATCACCACCGCCGGCGGCGCGGCGAGATGAATTTTCGCGCGGCCGTGCTTCGATTCAGTGAGCGTGACGATCACCTGGCCGCTGTCGGGCAATTGCAGGATCACCGATTGGCCGACCTTGCGATCCAGCAGCAAGCCGGGCCGTCGCGGCGGCGGCCGCTTGAAAAAATGTCGGATTGAGTGGCTCATAGAAAATCCTTTTCTAGGGGGTTTGGGGACGAACAACGAAATAAAAACTGGTCGGATCCACACCCCGGAATACTCTCGGCTTCGAGGCGCTGCCTGCATGCGGCAGCGAGGCTTTCCACCGAGTCGGTCCGCGTCGCAGAAATCGGCTCGCGAAACACTTCGCGTGCGGGACGTGCTTTTTTCATGCCTGCCCGACCAGGTTGCTTAAATCTCCTTTGGATCAGGGGGACGGAGAACGCGAACGCAAACGATCGACTTTGACCAAGCCGGCCCCGACGGCGTCGGCGAGCTCGTCGGCATCGCGCTGGTGCATCATGCCTTGCATGATGACGGTCGGCGCCGCGCCGTCGCGCTCCATCACCAGGTCGCAATAGCGCTGGTCCGAATCGTGTGGCGTGGTGGCGATTTGCAAGGTGATTCGCATCATCGCCTGACCTCCGTTTTCGGCGGCGGCTCGGGCTCGGGAAACAGCCGCTGAAAAATCTCGGCCACCGCGCCGCGGCAGCCGAGGATCGACACGGCGCCCTTGCCGCCGCACGGCGAGGCAAACAGAAAATCGGCGCGCACCGGCGCGTGCAGCATGACCGTGGCCTTGGCCTCGAACGGCCACTCCCTCACCGCGATCGCCGGCATCGGCTCGAAGAATGGCTCGTTCATCAGCGCCTCCTCGAGCTCGGCCATCACCTTGCGCTGATGCTGGATGAGTTGATCTTTTTCGGCTTCGCGTTGGTGCGACCGCGCGCAGCTCATCTCGCTGCGGTGCAGCTCGGCGCGGGCCTGGTGGAGTTGCGATTCGGCTTCCGCCGCGCGTAACCGCGCCGCGGTCAGTTGGTCGGTGAGTTGAGGCTGGGCATCCATGCGGAGGAAGGGGTTAGGGTTAGGGGCTAGGGGTTAGGGGTTAGGGGACGAAGAAGCACGCCCGTCGGTTAAGCGCAGCATTGGTGCCGGCGAAGTGATCCGATTGGTGCTGACGACGTTGACGGTGATTTCGCGAGGGCGGCGCGAAAGTCGAGGAAGGGGCGCCGCGCGTCGAGGCGCGATGATCGTGATCTCTTCGATGCCGACCGCGTAGCCGGCCGGTCCGACGAACTCGCGCAGGTGCTCGGGGACATCTTCGAGTCGGTGCGGGAAAACCCAGACGACGTCGCCGTTCGGGACCGTTTCCGCCATCGTCGCGGTAAAGGATCGTGAGATCTTCCGCACGAGCACGGCCGTGCCGACCGGCAACGCGGCGCGCAAAGCCGCGCACGCTCGCTCGTTGAGCTGCTTCGCCTGCCGGAAGAGCTTGCGGGCATTGTTGAGCCCTGTCTGATTCGGTCGCTTGGATCGAGCGGTTGCCATTGTGAGGAAGGGGCTAGGGGTTAGGGGCCAGTGCGTGGATTGAAATCGCGGGGTCGACGCCGGTGCCGCGCCAGCCGCGAAACGCCAATTCGCTGCACGCGGGCCCGAGGGCAGTGACGAGCATGTGCAGGTCGCCGGCGAAATGCACAACGAACACGCGCGATCCGGGCGCCGTCCTCGGAAGATCCGGATGGCGCAGCGCCATCTGGAGAAACGCCAGCAGCACCATGGCGCCGGCCGCGTCAAGGTCGATCGGCGCCACTGTGCCGCCGCCCCGCGTCACCTCCCGCGCAGCCGCCTCGATCAGCACGTCGGCGTCGACGCATCGCGTGCAGAGCGTGTGCGAGGCGTCGAACCATGCGCAATTGCCGGGGCAAGGGCTCTTATCCGTGCATCCGCAAAGTCGGCAGGTACCGCCGCTCGTTTCGATGGGCTCCGTCATCGCAGCAGATCTCCGATTTCCTGCGGATTGCGGCTGACCATTTCGGCGAAGGGACTGATTCCGGCGAGCGCTTTCGCGTCGAGGCCGGGTGCGTGCTCGAGCAGGGCCTTGGCGATTTTGTAGGCCCGGCGTTCGCCGCCGCTCGCGCCCGAATGCCGCCCGCGCAGCAACAAGTTGATGAAGTGCTCGAGGCACGGATTGGCGAATTGCGGCGCCGGCGCGTCAAGTTCGACGTCGATCGTTTCTTCAATGCGGCTCATCGTTTCCCCTTTTGGTGGTTTCGTGTCATTCCGCGCGAAATAAAAGGGCGGCCGGCCGCGGCGGTCCTGGTACCGCGGCGCGGTCGCCCCGGTGTCCGCCGCGCGACGAGCGCCGCGGACCGTCATCGATTAAGGCTCGTGGCCACAGACTGCAGGTTGAAGGAAGCAGGCGCCCTTGGGGCTTCACGGCGCGCCGCGCGGGCATGCCGGCCTGTCTGCCGCACCCGCAGCCCGCGGCCGCGAGCCTCAAGTGAGGGTGAGGGGGAAGGGTGACGATACCCCAATCGATCGTTCGTAAAGCATCGCGCTTCAATGGGGCCGCCCCGAGCCCGCGGAAGCCTCGACTGCCTGGTTCGGCGCCGTCGACCGCAGAGCCGCGCCGGCCCGCTAAAACAATTCGAGTTGCCGCCGGTCGCGCGCCACGGGCGGCGGCGCGATCAATTGCTTCGCGCCGCGCGCCGGCAGGTGCCGTTGGTCGATGTAGCGCGCGGTGACTTGCTCCGTCGAGTGGCCGAGTTGTCGTTGCGCCTCGCGGCGATCGCTGGCCTTCTCGATGCACGTGGCGGTCGTTTTGCGCAGGCAGTGAAACAGCCGCTTCGAATCGATCGGCAATCCGGCCCGCAGCAAAATGCGTTTGTAGTGGCGCGTGAGCGTCGGCCAGCCCTGCTGCTGCTGATCGTAGGGCCAGGGAAACATCAGCTCGCGCTCGGGGAGCCAGATCGCCTCGATCGCCGCGACCGTCTCCGGATGCAGATGCAGCACCTGCCCCTTGCGCTGCTTTTGCGTGCGGCATTTGAGCGTCAGAAGGCCGCGATCGAGATCGACGAACTCGCGCCGCAATTGCATCACCGCGCCGATCCGGGCGCCCGTCGAATAGATCGTGGCCGGCAGCGCCTGCCAAAATCGAGCGGCCGGCAGGCCGCCGATCGAGCCGCGTTCTTGCGCGGCCGAGGCGAAGATGCGGGCGAGCTCGTCGGGGAACCAGGCCAGTGGGTCGTCGACGAACTCTTCCTCGAATTCGAAAAAGAGTTGTTCGGCCAGGAAGCCGCGGCGATGCGCAAAGTTCGCCAGCGCGCGAAGGTTGCGCAAGTCCTTGTTGAGCGTGGTCGCCTCGACGTAGCGCGGCGAGGCCTTGTCGCTGCGCCAAGCGCGGAAGCCGTCGATCAGACCGAGCGTGAAGTCGTCGAGGTCGACAGGCCGCTCGAAGAACTCTTGGAGCCGATCGAGCGTGAGCCGCATTTGTTGGCGGTGGGCTCGGCTCTTGCGGGCCAGTTTGGCCGGCGCGTAGTGCAGGTCGAAAAGCTGGTGAACGGTGACGCGCGTGCTGCAGATCATGGCTGATACCCCTCATGGCGCTAGGGGGCGCGCTGAGTCGTTCCGTCGTCAATCCGTTGCGGCGCAGCGCGCCCCGATGACGATCGTCCGTGCGTATCGAAAAAGGCGCCTTCGCCGGCGCCGCGAAAACCCAAGCCATGGCCCAGCCGCGTCCTTACTCCGGCGCTTTGTTCCACACTAATTGGGGGCCGCGCTCGACGCCAGCCGGGGCGCGTGCTCGCTCGGAGAAGCCAAGCACGCGCCCATGCACCGGCGCGGCGATTTTCCAACCAGAGGAAAACACGCCGGAAAAAAATCGGGTTGCCAACGGCCGCAGCCGACCGCCGAGGCGGTGAACCTTGTGAGGGTTAAGCGGCAGCAGCCAGATCAAAACACCAGAGCCAAGGTGAGTCGATCCTTTGCAGCCGTCGGCAACCCGAGGGGTTGCTTTAGAGTCGCGCGGCCGGCCAAGCGGGCCAGCCAGAATCGGTTCACCGCCAACTTCTTTTTCGCGGCGAAGGCTTTGCAAACCTCCGGGCTCCGCGAACCACTGGGAGCAAAAGCTAACGCGCGGGCCACATCGCGTCAAGAAGATTGCGAGAAAGTTGTCGCGACAGCTCCGATCACCGCGCTGGCAATTATTTGCGCGGCGCGGTACTATTCCCAGCATGGAATCGACCGTCTCCGAGGCCGCGAAAATCTTGGGCGTCAGCGCGCGATGGGTGAGCGTGCTTTGCGCCGCGCACGCGAT